GATATACACAACACAAACAAACAAGGGAGAAACAAATGACACAAACGATTAAGGTTCCACACACAATCGAACTAGTAACTGAGTTCAGTGCAGCACATCCAATGACAAGCCGTCTTATGGCATTGCCTGATGGTGTACTATCTGGCATGTTAGTAGATACATTCATAGGTCTTATGAAAGAAGAAGGGTTTATGGATAAACTAAACGAGAACAATTCATATGCAGTGCTTAAGTTTGCAAAGGATGTAGAAAATGACAGTAACGAGTAAGAACAAGTCAGCGTGGGTACGCGGTGGCACTGCAGTAGAGGCTACCTCTGCTGCAAGTGCAGCCACACAAGCAGGACTTAACTGGACTGTACGCACAGGTGCACTGGAAGCAGTAAGCACACCACTAATCATTGACCAGTATGGTGTAACACCAGCCACATACCTAGATGTACCAAAGAAGAAGGCTATTATCCGTGAGGATAGTAACTCAGTCATTGGTATTGTCGGTACTAAATACAAGGTAGTACAGAACATGGAAGTGTTCAACGCATTAGATACACTAGTAGATGCAGGTGATGCACGCTATGCAGCAGCAGGTGAGTTCAATGGTGGTGCTAACATCTGGATGGTACTTGAATTACCTCAAGGTGTAGAGGTAGCCAATGACCCACACGCTGCATTCTTATTGGTTAAGACATCACATGATGGTTCATCATCTGTTGTTATCAAGCCAATCATTGAGCGTTTGTTCTGTGCTAATCAAGTCAATGGTTTGATTAGTAATAGCAGACAGAAATACAATGAGTATACATATCGTATGACTCACTCAACCAACCAAGAGTTATCTATCTCGGACATTCGCAACATCACTCACCTAACATACACTGCTATAGCAGACTATCAGTTGGTTGCTAACAACCTACTAAAGAAAGACATGAGCCGTGAGCAAGCGGTTAACTTCTTCAAGAAAGTATGGGCACTACCTACTACAGTAGAAGATAAGCCATACGATTTACTTACACGTGGTGAGCGCAAGCAACAGACCATTGCTAGAGATGCACGCGCTAAAGCGTGGGTTATCTACAATGAATCAGAAACACAAGAGAACATCAGAGGCACAGCCTTTGGTGCATGGCAAGCAGTCATTGAATATGCTGACCATTATGCAACAGGTGGCGCAGACCGCCTTGCTGCCGCCACCTTGAGTGGACGCAATGACAAGGTAAAGACTAAAGCATTGTCTCTACTTACAGTATAATTCCGTATGCATACTGCTTAGGCAGCGATAGCGCGGATACGCCAGGCTGATTAGGGCGAATAAAAATACTATAGAGCCAGTTCGCACCAACTGTAAGAGGTGTGACCACCTGAGTATGTGGGTAAACTGCTCATCAAACAACGAGAGGAACAAATGAACACAATCCAAATTACAACAGCAGATGGCACAGTAAACTATACTGAGAACGAAGTGCTTCGTTTTATCGAAAAAGCAAAAGAAATAGATGCAGTACAACAAGTATCAAATGAATATCGAACCAATCTTACTACAGTACGCCGTACTGTTCGTGACTTCTTCAGTGAAGGTGATTGGAATGACGGTGAACTAACAGTCAACAAACCTGACGTTAATGAGATGCTTAATTCTATTGGAGCCAACCTACTTACAACAAAATATACTGCTACATTTACAATCACTGGTACATTTGAAATAGAATGTGAAGATGAAGGTGATGTAGAAACTTCCTTTACAGACAATGTAAACGTTGAGTTCTATGATGGCAACGTTAATGTTGACGAGATTGATGTACAAGATATTGAAATTGATGAGTAAAGAACTTCAAGATAAACTAGACCATGCTGCTGAGGCAGCAGAGGTAGTATTGCATGAGATACTGCAAGAAATAGAAGAAGATAAGTAATGGCTGAGTACGTACCTTACAGACCATACAAAGGTACGGCTGGATGGTCAGGCACTGATACATCTAAGGCTCGTGCTGTAGATAACATTACATCTGGTCGGGAAAAAAACCACCAGATATTAGCATTAGCACACTTAAAACTATCAGGTTTATCTGGTGCTACATGGAAAGAACTAGCCGACTCACAAGGTTGGCATCACGGTACTGCTAGTGGCATATTGTCAGTACTACATCAGTCAGGTGCTATAGTTCGCACAATTAAAACACGCAACAGATGCAAGGTATATGTGCATCAAGATTACAAAGAACAAGTAGTATACGAAGTGTACAAGAAACGAGAAAAACTTTGTCCGCATTGCGGCAATGACATCAATGCATAGTCCGTCACACTATGTTATGATGGGTGGGTTAGGAGTGGTGGGGTTTTGGTTCTCTCCTTGTTCCCACCCTCTTAACCTATTTAACAAGGGAGAGTTATGTCAGAAGTAGAAATCACAAGAGACCGTTACGGTAGACCTATGGTTGTACCGCCTAAAGGCGGTAAGGCTGTACCATATACACGTACAACTACAGTTGCAGGTTCATTAGATGATGGCACTGCATTAGTAGCATGGAAGTTACGCATGGCAGCAGCAGGTCTAACACTACGACCTGACTTATTACTAGCAGCATCTGCAAATAGAGACAACAAGTTGGAGATGGACAAGTTAGTAGAAGATTCAATGGAAGCAGCAGGTGCTACATCAGCAGCAACTATAGGCACAGCCATACACACACTTACAGAGAAGTATGACCGAGGCGAAGACCTCGGAGTTATACCTGAAGAATATGTAGCAGACATACAAGCATACGCAGATGCAACTAAAAAGTTTAATAATATGTTTATTGAACAGTTCTGTGTGTTGGACAAATACAAGATTGCAGGTACGCCTGACCGTGTAGTTGGATACAAAGGTGAGTTGTTCATCTCTGACTTAAAGACTGGTAGTATTGCCTACCCAAATAAAATTGCCATGCAGTTAGCAGTGTATGCACACGGCTTGCCGTATGACCCCGCCACGGCAACCCGTGGTTCTTGGGGTGGTGTCAACCAAGAGAAGGCAATCATTGTCCACCTACCAGCAGGTAGTGGTAAATGTGAACTGCATTTCGTTGACATCAAACAAGGTTGGAAGGGTATAGAGTTAGCAATGAAAGTCCGTGCCTTCCGAGACACAAAGAAATCCCTAGTAACACCTATTCAAGGAGAATAAATGCCCAGCAATGAAGCACCTATCAGCATCAATCTAAAAACTCCAGCAGGTACGCAGATTACTTTGCGTGCTGAAACACCTGATGAGTTTACACAAATCACATCTGCAATCTTTCAGATTGTAGAAGCAGTAGGAGAAGTAGAGACAGCAGTACGCGGTACTAATACAGCAGTACCACCTAACCCACAGGTAGCATCAATTGCAACAGCATTTGGTGGCACAGTTGTGGATTCATTTGATGGACTACCAGCATTTGTTGCACCATCTATGGGTGCAGGCTCACGCAACTGCCCTCACGGTACAATGACACGCATCCATGGACTAACAGGTAAGTTCGGTCCATACAAAGGTTACTTCTGTCCCGCTAAACAAGGTGACATGACAAAGTGTACTACTCAGTACATCAAGCAGAATCAAGCAGAATGGAATACTTTCCAAGCCGACCAAACAAAAGCATGAGTAAAGCATGGTGCAATAACTGCGGTCATTGGGAAATAATTTGTGAAGATTGTAGTCAACACGCCAATGACAACGCATGCTTGGAGGATAACTGTAAGTGAAAACATTACGCCGTAGTATCGGCAAACCTGAGGTAGGTGGGGAGCCGTTAGCCCCACCATTTCAGGCGTTCCAAAGAGAAGGTATGATACTAAGACGAGCAGAGGTAACTGTAATTGCAGGTACACCTGGCGCAGGCAAGTCATCTATTGCATTACATATCGCAGCAAGACTAAAACAACCAACCTTATATTTCTCTGCTGATACTAATGCACATACTATGGCTATGCGATTGCTTGCTATGAAAGCAAAAATAAGCCAAGCACATGCGGAACATATGCTTAAGACAGAGCCAGCCAAAGCAGAAGAACTCTTACGAGAGTTCTCTAATTTGTACTGGTCCTTTGAACCTAGCCCTACACTTAATGATTTAGATGCAGAAGTATCTGCATTTGAAACTATGTGGGGTAGAAGTCCTACGCTTATCGTAGTAGATAATCTTATGGACATTGCTGTTGATGGTGGCGAAGAGTTTGCTGCTATGCGACAGGTAATGAAAGAACTCAAGTATCTTGCAAGAGATACCAATGCATGTGTACTGGTGTTACACCATACTAAAGAAGGTGCTCAAGGTTTTCCATGTCAGCCACGCTCAGCGTTGCAGGGTATGGTTAGTCAGGTACCTGCTATGGTATTGACAGTAGGACAGATGATGCAAGGACCAGACGCATACTTATGTGTAGCCCCTGTTAAAAACCGTTACGGTAAAGCAGACTTTACTGGTAACACATATGTATCTTTATCATTTGACCCAGCCTCTATGTACTTAGAAGATGTAGTAAGAGATTACAGACAAGTGGAAATGAAGATATGAGTAAGTTAGATAAGATTCTAAATAGTTTAGAAGTATTAATTGACGGACATCCTGCACCAGTAGAACGTTGCGGTTGTAATGATTGCATTACTTGGTTAAACTTGGTAGAAAAGAGTATGTAATGGGAAGCGCAGCCAAAGCCAAAGGCTCAGGAGCAGAGCGAGATGTAGTTAAATATCTCAAGCAATGGTTTCCTTATGTAGACAGACGCTTGGCTGGTGCAACCCTAGATAAAGGTGACATTTCAGGTATACCTGGAGTTACAATAGAAATAAAAAACCACGCTAAGATGGACTTAGCAGGCTGGACAGAAGAGTTGATAGTCGAGATGGCTAACGACAACGCATGGACAGGCGTGGTGTGGCACAAACGTAAGGGTAGGGGAAGCCCTGAAGATTGGTACTGCACCATGCCTGGCTATGTATATGTAGATTTATTAAGGAGAGCAATTGGAAAGGGACAAGCCTGACATCGGTGAGTACCTCCACTACATAGGCGCCACCGTGCCTGCTATGGGCAGCGGTTGGCGCAAGATGAAGTGTCCGTTTCATATAGACAGTCATGCATCAGCAGCAGTAAACTTTGACAAGAATGCTTTTATCTGCCACGGATGTGGAGTTAAAGGCGATACTTATTCTCTTATCATGTACAAAGAAGGTGGTGATTACCGTGAGGCTCTCGAATTCGCAGCGTCAATTCTTACTTCAGGCAACACAGAGATACGCAAGCAAAATAAATCTAGCAGAGGATTATCTAGCAAACCGTCAACTCTCGGTCGCAGAGGCAAGCATCTTTCATCTGGGGGTGGTAGACGAACCGCTCCCAGGGCATGAACCATACAGAGGTAGGCTTGCTATCCCATACATAACACCATCAGGTGTAGTTGATATTAGATTCCGTGGCATGAATGGTGAAGACCCTAAATATATGGGGCTAGTAGGTGCTAAGACAACCATGTTTAATACACAAGCATGTTTTGTTGCAGACAAATACATATGCGTTACCGAAGGTGAATTTGATTGCATTATGATGTCAGTTAAGACATCACACCCAACAGTGGGTATACCAGGGGCTAACAATTGGAAGCCACATTACGCTAAGATACTAGATGACTTTGATGTTGTAATTGTATTAGCAGACGGTGATGCAGCAGGGCTAGAGTTCGGCAAGAAAATCAGCAGAGAGTTAGGCAATGTCAACATCATCAGTATGCCTGACGGCGAAGACGTCAATAGTATGATGATTAAAGAAGGAAGTGAGTGGCTAGATGGAAGAATCAGAGAGTGCGTTACCCCTGGACAATAGTTTCTGGGAACATATAGAACATCTAGACTTTGCTATAGCGATACCAGTATCTGATACCAGAATGCTTGACATCATCAGCGCATTGCGTGATGTCTATGAAACTATATGTGAAGATAAACTAGAAGAAGCAAAGACTTGTGTTACAGCATTGGCTGCTATCTTAGTAGCCAGCAAGTATGGCAAGGCAGAAGAAGTATGGGAAGAGTTCTCAGTCAAAGAAGCAATGTCTAACTTTGACAACAGTATGAGGGAGATACTAGATGAAAAGCAGTGATGATGTAGATGTAATCCTACATGAATTAGCAAAGATTCTTTACAAAAAGCATGAAGATTACGGTCCAATGAACATAGCAGGTGCACCTGGTGGTCCAATGAATGGGCTACGTGTACGCATGTATGACAAGTTGGCACGGCTATCTCACCTTGGAGATAACGACACGCCCAACTACGAAAGTATTGAAGATACACTCATTGACCTTGCAAATTATGCCATAATTGGGTTACTAGTCCAACGCGGACAATGGGAAGGTATACCTAATGGTAAACAAAACAAAGCGGGTAGTGGTCCTCAGTGACCTTCAGATACCCTATCAACATGATAAAACTGTAGAGGCTACGCTAGAGTTTATTGCTGACTATAAACCAGATGAACTCTGGTGTGTGGGTGATGAACTAGATGCACCTGAACCTAGTCGCTGGAACAAAGGTATGGCAGGAGAATATGCTGATACCTTACAAGATAGTATTGATTTAACGCACGACATCATGGCTCGTTACCGTAAAGCATTAGGTAACAAGCCATTTTACATTCAACGTAGTAATCATACTGACCGAATAGATACATACATACGCAAGTATGCCCCAGCCTTTATGTCACTCAAGTCATTAGAGATTGAAGAACTACTGGGCTACAGCAAGTTAAAGATTAACTACCTGCATAAGATGCATGAGTTGTTACCTAATTGGGTAATGGCACATGGAGATGAAGGTGCGCTTAACCGTGCACCAGGGGCTACTGCTTTAAACTTAGCCAAACGCTTAGGCAAATCAGTGGTGTGTGGACACACGCACCGCGTAGGATTACAACATGAGACCACAGGATTTTACGGAAAAACCAGTACTTTATACGGGTTAGAGGTGGGTCACATGATGGATGTCAAGCAGGCTAGTTACCTGACATCAGGTTCTGCCAACTGGCAGCATGGTCTCGGTATCCTTGTTGAGCACAATCGTAAGGTAACACCGTTTGCCNTTCCAATTGTAAATGGTGAGGTAATTATTCCCTAATGAATTACATT